TCGAACATCTGTTCGAAGGTTTGTGTTGGACGACACGCCCGAGCGCGTGACAACAATCCACAGGTTATCCCCAAAGTTATCCACAGGGTAGGGCAGATAGTCTTATGCCAGATAATCCGAATTATGTAAAGCCAGAAGCCAGAATGGCCGTCTCATCTAGTGAGATTCCATCTCACAATGTGGAACTAGGGAATAATCTCCATGTCTCTTTGTCGCTTTGTCGACAATTCTTTGAGGGTGGGTTGTTAAAAATCGTTGGACCGTACTCCTATAGTATCCCACAATAATTTTCTGTTATATTTGGGGGCTATATACGCTCAAAAGTACTACTGCGAAAAATATATTCCCGAACTTTGTTCGGATTTACCTGTTTGAACAGGTTATCTATTATGTATATAAATACATATTACGGAGTCGCTCCGTTTAAGACTCCGCTCCTCCTATATATAATATATATAAAATTATAATTATAATGGGACAGTTATGCCCGTTTAGCCCTACCGTTAAATAGGCGTTTTTAGGAGACAATAATGGGACGTAAACCAGGGGTACAATCAGTACCCAAAGACGAAGCCCAGGCTAAAGTACTAGCCCTACTAGAACAGGGTGCTACCATTACGGCCGCTATGGCCGCCGTCGGTAGACAAGATACAGCCTTTCGTCAATGGGTCATGGTAGACGAATCCTTTAAGGAAAAGTCTGAAAAGGCCCGCCTTGCAGGCAAAGGCATCAAAGCAGACCTGGCAGAACTCAAGGATATATCCTACCCCGACTTCTCCCAGCAGTTCCTAGACACTACCCTCTTTGACCATCAACTTAACTGGCTAGACCTCATTGAAGGTCGTGAGCCACGATGGCAACCTGCAGGTATGACTTACGAGCCAGGAGACCCAAAGCGTGTCCTGATTAACGTGCCACCCGAGCACGCCAAGTCAACTACCATTACAACCAACTATGCGTTGTATACAATTGTGACCAACCCCAATGCGCGAGTTATCATCGTGTCCAAGACCCAGGGTATGGCAAGAAAATTTTTAGGTGCGATTAAGACTCGTCTTAGCCACCCAGCATACATGAAACTCCAGACGGCCTTTGGGCCAAATGGAGGCTATAAGGCAGATGCAACCCAATGGTCTGCCGACATGATATATTTAGGAACGGGACGCGATTCTGGCGAGAAAGACCCCACAGTGCAAGCACTTGGATTTGGTTCCCAGATTTACGGCGCACGCGCCGACCTGATTATCCTAGACGACGTTGTGATGAACTCAAATGCCCATGAATGGGAGAAGCAAATTGAATGGCTTCAAAAGGAAGTTATCACACGTCTGGGACGGCACGGAAAATTACTTATAGTAGGAACCCGTGTCGCTCCCGTAGATTTGTATAAAATGATACGTGATGGCGCACAATGGACTGGTGGCAAAACTCCCTTTACCTACTGTGCTATGCCTGCCGTTCTGCAATTTGATGAGAACCCGCAGAACTGGAAAACGTTGTGGCCTAAGACCAACATCCAGGAGAACGATTTAGATGAGCAATTCGAAGATGGGCTTTACCCTAAGTGGGATGGACCCTCGCTCTTTAAGCGTCGCTCTGAGGTCGCTCCGTCAGTATGGGCTATGGTCTACCAGCAAGAAGATGTCCAACAAGACTCTATCTTTCCGCCAACAGCAGTTGCAGGATGTGTTAACGGTATGCGAAAGCGTGGACCGCTTAAACCTGGTACTCCAGGACACCCGCAAAGAGCAGGCTCAATCTACACCGTAATTGGTTTTGACCCTGCAGTATCTGGTCGCTCTGCTTTCGTAGCAGTAACTTATAACCGCGACGATGGTCAAGTGTATGTACTAGACTGTGTGAACATGGCAGACCCGACACCTCAGAAAGAGAATGCTCTTATTCGTGAGTGGGTTGAGAAGTACCATCCTCAAGAGTTTCGTGTAGAAATTAACGCACACCAGAAGTACTACGCTATGGATACGGACTTACGTAACTATCTAGCAACTTATGGTTGTCAATTGAACTCACACTTTACAGGCAAGAACAAATGGGACACATCTTTTGGTGTAGCATCTATGGCTAGCCTTTTTGGCAGCATTAGCAATGAACGCTATCAGAACAACGGTATCATAGAACTACCAAGTAATGAAGGCTCAGAAGGACTTAAGTCTTTGGTGCAGCAACTTATTACTTGGAAGCCAGATACTAAGAACCCAACTGACTGTGTGATGGCTTTATGGTTTGCTATTATACGTGTACGTGAATTAATGCAACAATCCTCTGCGGTGGGTCAATATCAAACCAACCGCTGGGCAACCCGAAGTCAAAAACAACAACGTATGTCATTGAACTTAGACGAAGCATTCGCTGAGCAATGGCAAGAAACTTATAGTTAGGATAATAAAATGCCAACACCACAACAAGTTAAAGCAAAGGCAAAAGCCCTACAAGCCAAAGCAGATGCAAAAGCAGCAAAGGCTGCAGCAGCAAAGCCAAAAACTGCTAGTTCAAATGTTAAAGTAGTCCCACCAATGACAGCGGCTGAGCGTGGAAATAGAAATGCTTCCGAATCTGCTAGAACACGCAATACGGCTATGGGTACACTAGATATTCGTGCGCATGCAGAAAAAAATGTCACCAAGGGTCCAACAGTTAGTGTTCGCTCTACTCCTGGAATCTCTGGCACAGGCGGCGCTAAAGTTGCTGCAATTTATAAGCCAATGGGTGGCTCTGGTCTCGGCCTTCTTTCAATCAAAAATAGATAATTTTTTTAAATCTACGTTAGGACAATAATGGCATTATCGATGGAACAAGTTGCAGCGCGGGTCGAGAACCTTCGCTTCCGCAACGCTGAACGTGACGGTCGCAACCTTGACGTTCTTGCAGTTCGTAAAGGCCAGATTGCATCTGTCTATCCTGATTTCTTTCCAGACGGAGTAGACGCTAACGTAGTTGCCAACTTTATCGACATTGTCGCACGCGACTTGTCAGAAGTTATGGCTCCGCTTCCTGCGGTTAACTGCTCAGCGGCTAACTCTGTTTCAGACAGAGCACGTGGTTTTGCTGATAGACGCACACGTATTGCATCAAACTATTTTTCACATTCAGACCTTTCAGTACAGATGTACCAAGGTGCTGACTGGTATCTAACCTACGGTTTCCTCCCGTTCTTTATTGAATTGGATGAGGAAGCAAAGTTGCCGCGCATCCGCCTAGAAAACCCACTGGGTGCTTACCCAGAATTTGACCGCTACGGACGCTGCATTGCCTTTGCAAAACGCTACATGACTTCTTTGGCGGAGTTAGTTTCACTGTTCCCTGAGTACGAATATTCCTTGCTAGGAGGCCACGGCTTCAAACAAGATTTGAATACTCAAGTTGAAATGATTCGTTACTTCGATAAAGACCAATCAATCATCTACATCCCTACAAAGAATAATCTAGTCCTTTCACAGGCTATGAATCCATTGGGTAAGATGATGGTTGTCGTAGCCCGTAAGCCATCTATTGATGATGAACTTCGTGGACAGTTTGACGACATTCTTGGCATTCAATTGCTGCGTAACCGCTTTGCGTTACTTGCAATGGAAGCAGCAGAAAAGTCAGTACAAGCACCTATCGTACTCCCACAGGATGTACAGGAGTTGCAACTTGGTGGAGATGCGGTTATTCGCACATCCAACCCAGCAGGTGTACGCCGTGTAGAACTTAACATTCCAGCAGGCGCGTTTACAGAACAGAGTTTGCTTAATCAAGAACTACGTGTGGGTGCTCGTTATCCTGAATCACGTACTGGTAATATCAGCGCATCAGTTGTTACAGGACAAGGCGTACAGGCTCTTATGGGAGCCTTTGATACACAGGTTAAATCTGCACAAGCAATCTTTGCATCTGCACTACGCGATGTAATTCAAATCTGTTTCCAGATTGATGAGAAGATTTTCCCATCAGAGAAGACAATTCGTGGCGTAGATTCAGGTTCACCTTATGAAATTACATACTCACCTAAGAAAGATATTAAGGGTGATTACTCAGCAGATGTTCGCTATGGTATGTTGGCTGGTCTCAACCCAGCACAGGGACTTATCTTTATGCTACAAGCACTTGGTGGTGGATTAATCTCCAAGGACATGGCTATGCGTGAACTTCCATTTACAGTTAACGTATCTCAAGAACAAGAAAAAATTGAAATTGAAAAGATGCGTGATGCATTACTTGGAGCGCTTACAGCATATACACAAGCAATTCCACAGATGGCTACAACTGGTGGAGACCCAAGTGAAGTAGTACGAAAGATTGCCGATGTTATTAAGGCACGCCAAAAGGGACAGGCACTTGAAGATGCAATCGAAGAGACATTTGCTCCAGAGCAACAAGTTCCTCCTGCTGGGGTTCCATCGGTTGAGCAACCGTCCCCTGTTCCCCCTGGTTCTCCAGTAGGAGGCTCTCCAGAAGGCGCACCAATGCCAGAAGGAATGCCAGAAGGAGCACCTGCAGCACCACCAAGTATTCAAAGTTTACTCTCTGGTCTATCTGGCGGAGGAACACCAACAGCATCAGTACGGACAGTAACGCGTAGATAATCTAAGTAGGGGACAATGACAACTTTAGTAGCAATACAAGGTGATGGCTGGTCTGTAATGGGCTGCGATTCTCGCCTTAGCGATGAACATGGTCGTTTTCAGATTGCTAAGACTCCTAAGATTGTTGATAATAATAGCATCTTAATTGGTGGCTGTGGTTCATCACGTGCAAGTAATGTTTTACATTATGGATACGTGCAACCCAAGCCAACCATTAAAGAAGATTTAAATACTTATATGACGCAGAAGTTTATCCCAGCAATGCGTAAGAATTTTGTTGATGCTGGTATAGACATGAAAGAGGACGGCGATGTCGCGCAAATCGATGGAGGATTCATCATCTCCGTTAAGGGACAAATTTTTTCGGTTTCTGAGGATTACTCTTGGGATACCGATGTTCGTAACGTATATGTTATGGGTAGCGGTGGAGATGTTGCCCTCGGTGCATTGGCAGCGTTGGGTGTGGAAAAAGTAAATACTATTAAAGAAGCAGAGCGAATGATTCGTAAAGCAATTTCTATTGCAATTCAATACGACAACATGTGCTCACAACCAATTCATATTTTTACACAACATGGTAATAAGGAGAAATAATGGCTGTAGAAAATCGTGGAGGTATGCGTCCAAACGCACCACAGAATAATCCTGCCAATATCAATCCATTCGGTGGTAACGGTCAAAGCGGAAACGGAACACAGGCTCCTACCTACATTCCTGGTATGGGATACGGCCAAGGCAAGGCTACAATGGAGCAGCAAAAGGGTGCAAAGTTGGCTGGGCCAACATATGCAGCAGCATTCAAAGGCTCAGGGGCAGGCGCTGGCGCAGGCGAAGGCCAGATTCCTATGCCAGTAACAGCACCATCTGCTTTCCCAGATGAAGATATTACAACAGGTGCAGCAATTGGTACTACTCCAGGACCAGAATCACTTATGATGCCAGGGCAAGAAGAAGTTATTAATGACCCTGATTTAAATTTAGTACGTGAATATTTTCCAGTCATAGAATTATGGGCATCTCAAGTAGATACTTCACAGGGTACTAAGGATTATGTAAATTACCTTAGGACCATTCTATGAGTTTATGGGATTACATTGGTAATATCCAGAAGGACATGGGAGATAACATCAAGACAGATGTTGTCCCAGCAAAAAATGGTCGCGTTCCTTTTGGTGTAAGCCTAGATACTGCAAAAGCAGTTCCAGCAAAGACTGGTAACACTGTTGTGCAAGCACGTTTTGCTCCAACTCGTAAGATTACAAACGAGGATGTTGAGCAAGCACGCATTGCTGCAATTAAGGGTTTTACTTGGGCTACAGAAATGGCATTAAAGTACACACCGCTTGCGATTATTCCTAAGATTGATGAAGCAACTAAGGGTGGACTTTCAAAGGCGCTTATGGCTGGCGCAAAAAATGTGCGTTCTAACTATGCACTTATTCGTGCAGCAGCAGATGACGATGCAGCAAAAGGTATGCTTGCAAGTCTTAATTTAATTGTTGGTGGATTAACTGGAGCAGTCGCTGGTGCAGCAATCGGAGCGCCCGCAGCGGGTGTTGGTGCTATTCCTGGAGCAATTGCTGGTTTTGTAACTGGCGTTGCAGCCGCTGGTGCGGGAACTCGCTCAATGGCTAAACAAGAAACTTTTGGAAAGCAACTAAAAGAAAAAGCAATCTATGCTGAATCCGCAGTTGGACAAGAACATTATAACTTTGGTAGAGATGTAACAAATCAACTAGCGCGTATCAAGGGATTTAAAACACTTGGCGATACTAGTATGGGTATTGGTGCGGTTACATCAGGTCTACTTAACTTTGGTTTTGAAGTATCTCTAGACCCACTCTTAAAGGGAACTAGCGTTGGTGGCAAAGCCGTAAAGGGCGCACTTGTTGGTGGCGTAACACCAAAAAGTCAAGGTTTAGTTGCTGATGCAATTGGTAGAGCAACTGGTCTTCGTTCTCTTGAACTAGCAGATAAACTTGATATTGATATTGATACTATCAAGAAGACCGCCGCTGGTGAAAAAACAATTTACACACCTTTATTTGAATTCTTAAAGAGCAATGATGCGGCTACGGTTCGCAATCATCCAACATTAAGAAACAATGATATGGGAGATGTTGCAGCATCAGTACTTGCTGGCAAATCAGATGAAGAAATTGGTTTAATCCTACGTATTGGTCGTGGAGACAGAAGTGCAATTGATGAACTTGAAGCCAACCCTAATTATGCAGATACTTACGCTGAGTTAAATCGATACGAATCAGGTATCACCGCTCTTGAAGAAGATGGAATGATATGGTTCCGTCATAACAACGAGTTGATGATGGTTGGTAAAAAGTATCAAGATGGTTCAGAACTTATAAAAGCAGAATTTGAAGTTCTTCGCAAGAAGAAAGACTTTGTTGAAAGAGCCATTAGCCTTGATTCTTGGTTGCAGACAGATAGAACTGTCTCCCAATTTGCATGGGTAGAACGTATGCGTGCTGACAAAGCCGTGCGTGGTGCTGCTACAAAGATATCTGGAAAGAATTACAATAATGAACTTATTGATGGTATCCGCCAGGAACAAGAGTTTGGTGATATCATTACCTCTGTGTACAAAAACAACCTGTTTTCTACACCAATTAGTTTTGTAAGCCGTCTTATTGATGATGCTCCACATGCAACAGTTAACTTTAACGAAGGCGTACAGTCCGTTACACGTGTACGTACAAGCCTACGCGATGCTGTAACTCGCAAAGTAATTGATGCACAACAAGCATCACAGATTCTTAATGACTTTATCTCTGCACCAAATGAAGGTGTAAAGAATGAAATTATTGAAAAGTATGCAGAAACTGTAATCCGTAATGCTGCTATCAACTATGGACACCATGAAGATATTGTAGAACTTGCAGTTAATACTTATATTAAGAACCATCGCCTAACCAAGAAGGAAGCAACGCAGGCGAAAGAGCAGAACCGTGCGTACATGGTTGGCAAAGATGGCAACGCTATCGCTGACCCACAGTTGATTACTCAACTTGCTAACGGTGCTTACCTCCCAGATATTGCAATTATTGATAAAGCATTTAAAGAGTTTGGAACACGCCCTGGTTCTATTACTAAGGCTGGACGTTCAACTCTGTACGGTCTAAAGACTGCATTAGATGAACTACAGTCTATCTGGCGTGGTGCGACACTAGCACGTGGTGGCTTTACAGCCAACATTCTTCGTGATGCTAACTTCCGTGCATGGGCAGATACTTCAATGTTCTCTCTATACTCACAGTTAAGCACAAGTACTCTAGACTCTGTAACTAATGGACTCAATACAGTCAAGAAGATTTCTTCTTGGGAGAAAGATTCAATTAGTCCTAAGCGTAATATGAAAAATATTCGTGAAGGTATTGACGAAAACGATAAGGTTTTAAAGAAGTTAGAAGGACGACTAGAGCAAGAAGGTTTCTACAAGAAGCCTAAGAAGGGTGCAAAGCCTGTAGAGATTACACCAGCACTTCAACGTGTTATCGAATCTCGAGATGCAATTGCAGCCACACTAGCAGAACTTCGTCGCCAAGAGAAGGCTATTGTCGACAATATCCCAACTCAAGTAATTAAAAAAGATAAGATTAGCGTGTCTGGTTGGGAATTCCCAGCAGCACGTTCTGGTCAACTTGGTGAGATTAGCCGTCAGAAGTTAAACGGTAAAGAAGAGATTCGGGGTGCGCTAGCATCTGTTCGTGAACTAGAGATGGAATCTGTACGCCGTGGAAGTTACGGCGGCAAGGTTTACCATGCTGTAGATAATGAAGCAGAGCATCTTGTAGCATGGACTGACATGCTTAATAACCACTTGCGCAATGACCCTCTTGCAGT